TGGAAAGGCTGATGCAGCTTTAAAAAAGTTCTTGCAATTTTAGCCATAAACTGCTTCAATTCCAGTACGCTTCGCAAAGCTGTATCGCGAGGCGAATCAAGCGCATGAACTTTACCAGAACCCGCCATTGAGCGGGTTTTGTTGTTTCTGGAGAACACCCATGAAATTTTATGAATTATCTTCTGATTCCCGATCTCAGGCCAAAATCACACTGGGTCAGTTCATTGTGGCTCGGGCTAACCCGGGGGTGGATGATTTTGAAAATTTGGGGCATTGCATCGCTGCCGCGTTTATTGCGATGGAGCGCTATGAAAGCGCCCCTGAGGTTGGTGAGGGGCGTAGCGGGAACGGAATACCCGTTAATGGCGATCAAAACTCACTTCTTGATTAAATGCCATGAGCGATCTGCCGCTTGAGTGACTAGCACCCGAGGGTTCTTTTTTATTGTCCCAGCGATGGCTACAACTTCTTCTCGGACTGCGCGAGCAGATGCGTTTTTTTCGGCTGTGTACTCAGCGTCTGGAAGATAAAACCAGTTTCCTGCTCCATCTTGAATTTCGCGAAAGTATCTTCGGGATTCCATCGCCTCATGAAGGCGAGCGTAGTCATCGGATGATGCACCCACAAGCTCAACGCGGACAGTAAAACTAGCCATATATACTCCTTTAATTGATATGGTTACTTTTGGCGATTTAACGATATCAAACACGAGGATATACCGCCAGAAGCTTAATCTGGTACTCCATCTGGCCCTGGCATGTCCCGGGGCTTTTTCGTTGTTAGGCTCCGGAAACATCCTCGACTTCTTGTGAGCAAGCCAGAGAGCCTGAATCTTACATTTAGCACCATCCGAACTTTCGGAGGTGAGGCTTATGAAAATGCACAATGTCCCTCATTCCTGGCCTGACTTACTGGAACTCTTACAAAGTTGGTGGCGTGGAGACACACCGCTGGGCGCAGTGATTATGTCGATCGTTATGGCTGGTTTGCGCATCGCCTATTTTGGCGGTGGTGGTGGCTGGAAGCGAAAAACGCTCGAGATTTTGCTATGTGGCGCTCTGACGCTGACCTTTGCATCCGCTCTTGAGTATGTCGGATGGCCTAAATCGCTTTCTGTTGCCATTGGTGGTGGCGTGGGGCTGATCGGTGTCGATGCTATTCGTGGGGCTGCAATGCGAGTAATCGGTAACAAATTTGGTAGATCGAAGGAGTAATTTATGCAGGCACTAAATTCACAGCGTAAAGCTTTCCTGGATATGGTGGCATGGTCAGAAGGAACGGATAACGGGCGACAACCGACACGTAACCACGGTTATGATGTTATTGTTGGTGGCGAACTGTTCACTGATTACTCCGATCACCCCCGCAAACTTGTCACGCTAAACCCCAAACTCAAATCAACAGCCGCCGGACGTTACCAGCTTCTTTCACGCTGGTGGGATGCTTACCGTAAACAGCTTGGCCTGAAAGATTTTTCTCCAGAAAGCCAGGACGCTGTAGCTCTGCAGCAGATTCAAGAACGTGGTGCTTTACCGATGATTGACCGCGGCAGTATTCGTCAGGCAATCGACCGTTGCAGCAATATCTGGGCGTCGTTACCTGGTGCAGGTTACGGTCAGTATGAACATAAAATCGGTGACCTGATTGCCCGATTTAAAAAAGCTGGCGGAACGGTCAGAGAGATTGAGGTATGAGCAGAGTCACCGCAATTATCTCCGCTTTGGTTATCTGCATCATCGTCTGCCTGTCATGGGCTGTTAATCATTACCGTGATAACGCCATTACCTACAAAGCCCAGCGCGACAAAAATGCCAGAGAACTGAAGCTGGCGAACGCGGCAATTACTGACATGCAGCAACGCCAGCGTGATGCTGATGCACTCGATGCTAAATACACCGGAGAACTAGCTGATGCGAAAAAGCAGCTTGATGATCTGCAGCGTTGTGTTCGCACTGGCAAGTGTGGGCTGCACTTCAATGCCCGATGTCCAGCGAGCGGAAAGACCGGCACCGGCAGCTTGGGCGATGCTTCCAGCCCCGGACTTACTGACTCCGCTGAACGGGATTATTTCACCCTCAGAGAGCGAATCGTCACAGTGACGAAGCAGGTCGGCTACTTGCAGGACTACATCAAAGAGCAGTGTTCAAATTAGTGTTAATGAAGAATTTTAAGGGTAATATTATCTCTATTTCTCAGGATGGAGGTAATTTATGCAGACCGATCTGGAATACTTGAAGGGAATGTTAGGGGTCTTTATTAAGGCTGGCGGACCATTGATATCAGCTAATGACCTTAAAAAAGCTGGATACGAAATAAGCAGCGATAAAGGACTCTTTCATTACTACCAATTGATTGAGAGAGGTTATATTAGTAACCATTTTCTAGAAATAGGCGATCCTAAGAAATTAGGACTTACTATTGGGCTTAATGAAATCCGTGAATGGCCAGCCAATGTAAGACTCACGTCATCAGGCCAAGAGTTTGCAGAAACCCTTCAACAAAAGGCTGTTTTTGAGAAGCTACAAACAATTAGCGATCAACCATTATCGGTATTGAAAGATGTTGGTGTAGAGCTTCTAAAATCCTACGCAAAAAAGAAATTTGGTCTTTCAGATTAACTGCCTATGGGCGGTTTTTATTGCCATTACGATGATTCTCCCCATCGTGATGGCAGTATCCCCTACAGAGGATAATTAACCATATATCCCCACAAGCGGATAAAGAGGCTCTCAATGTCCGACATCTACCAAACCCAAACAGGCGAAACCTTTACGGGCAAGACGTCACGACGTCAGCCTGAGCTGGTTAATGGCTTTATGCAGCTGGCTACCGAGACGGGCGAGTAAATAACTCCATTAGGAGAATGTGGAACCATTACACTTTGAGCCGTTAACTGATATTGATAAAGGTAAATAATATCTTGGTTAAGGTTTTCTAATAGCCAGCCATTTGCAAAATCACAGTTGCAGCAGCAGCGAAAGCTGCATATGAGTTATATTTAGACTGTAACCGCGCAGTTAAGAAAAATTCGTGAAGATCTACATTTTTTTTGGGATCATCAAATGTAATTGCTACAACGGTGCTTCTACCTGTTTTGACTTTGGCTGTTGCTGATTTGATCCATAACCCAGCCGATAAAAACCCAAAGAAAATCGATAGTGCATGATGGTCAATTAACCAGTTTTTAATTAGTAATAAATCACTCATTTTCAATCCAATTGAGACTTTGTCATGGCACTCACCGACAAACAAGAGATGTTCTGTCGCGAGTACCTCATCGATTTAAACGCCACGCAAGCGGCTATTCGGGCGGGGTACAGCGCAAAAACAGCCAACCGTACCGCATCCGAAAACCTGTCAAAACCTGACATCAAGTTAAGAATCGCCGAACTGAAAGCGCAACGCAATGATCTTGTTGGTATTAATGCAGTATATGTACTTAATCGCCTTATTGAAATCGACCAGATGGATGTGCTTGACATTCTCCTGCAAAACGGTGAGCTAAAACCCATTAAAGACTGGCCTAAGGTATGGCGCACAACGTTATCAGGAATGGATGTCGTGGAGATGGCATCCGCAGATAGCGCCGCACTTCTGAAGAAAATCAAATGGCCTGATAAGGTTAAAAACCTTGAGTTGCTCGGGCGTCATGTTTCTGTTCAGGCGTTTAAAGACAATGTCAAAAATGAAGTGACTGGTGCTGACGGAGGACCAGTCAGAACAGAAATTACCAACTTAACGCCGGAGCAGGTTGCAGAAGCGTATAGAAAAATGATGGGCTAAGTATGCCGTTACCATTCCCCTTCGATTTTAAACATCCTGATTACCAGATGGTTTTTGAATGGCGGATGGAACGCCTACAGCGCATTCGCCAGAATCCTGAAATATTGCCCGTATTGAAGCAGTTTTACCGAACCAATCCGGCTCAGTTCATCATCGACTGGGGCATGACAACGGACCCGCGTAATATTGATTATGGCCTGCCGGTGACCATTCCGTTTTTACTCTTCCCTAAGCAGGAGGAGTGGATCCACTGGATTATGGAACGCTGGAGCAATCGGGAGAATGGTATTACCGAAAAATCCCGTGAAATGGGGCTCAGTTGGACCGCGATCGGACTGGCCTGCTCGCTCTGCCTCTTCAACAAAGAGATGGTGATCGGTTTCGGCTCCCGTAAAGAGGAATACGTCGACAGCACCGGTGACCCGAAGGCGCTGTTCTGGAAGGCGCGCAAGTTCGTGGAAACGCTGCCCATCGAGTTTCGAGGTTCGTGGAGCGAGAAGAAGCACGCGCCATATATGCGTGTTGAGTTTCCTGAAACTGGTGCCGTTATCAAAGGCGAGGCTGGCGATAATATTGGTCGTGGTGACCGTACCACGCTTTATCTGGTTGATGAGGCTGCATTCCTTCAGCGTCCTCTGCTGATTGATGCGGCGTTGTCACAAACGACGCGTTGCCGTATCGACCTGAGTTCAGTTAACGGCATGGCTAACCCGTTCGCTCAGAAGCGTCATGGCGGGAAGATACCGGTATTCACATTCCACTGGCGGGATGATCCTCGCAAGGATGAAGAGTGGTATCGCAGGGAATGCGAGAAAATCGATAATCCGGTGGTGGTGGCACAGGAACTTGATCTGAACTACAGCGCATCAGCGGAAGGCGTCCTGATTCCATCCGAATGGGTACAGGCTGCCGTTGATGCGCATATCAAACTGGGTATCCAGCCAACAGGCAAACGACTTGGCGCGATGGATGTCGCTGATGAAGGCAGGGACAAAAATGCCTTTTCCACCCGTCATGGCTTCCTCCTGGAAAATGTGCGGGAATGGTCTGGTGTGGGCAGCGACATTTATCAGTCCGTCGAGAAGGTCTTCGGTTTTTGCGAACAGGACAACCTCGAAGAGTTTCGCTTTGACGAGGACGGGCTGGGCGCTGGCGTTCGCGGCGATGCACGCGCTATCAACGAACTGCGTAACGCTGCGCGCCGACCGTCAATACTCGCCACACCGTTTCGAGGTAGTGGCGCGGTATTTGATCCGGATGATGAAGCTGTTCGCGGGGACAACGGGCAAGCCGCACGTCTGAACAAGGACTTCTTCGCTAACGCCAAAGCCCAGAGCTGGTGGCGGTTACGTAAACTTTTTCAGAATACCTGGCGCGCCGTGGTTGAAGGTATGGCTTACAACCCGGACGAAATCATCTCAATCAGCAGTAGCATGGCACTCAAAGATAAACTCATCATCGAGCTTTCGCAGCCGACCTATTCCATTAATGGTGTGGGAAAAATTGTTATTGATAAACAGCCTGATGGAACCCGATCGCCAAACCTTGCCGACTCGGTGATGATCAACTATGCCCCAATGAATTCAGCCCTGAACATCTGGGAGCTGCTAGGGAGACAGGCCTGATGGCACGAAACAAACAAGCCCTGCGGCGAACTGCGCAGGCCACAGCTGATGGTTATGAGAATTTTATTGCCCGCGTAGGGATGCAGACACCTAACCAGCACTCAGCATCCACCTACCGGGCTAATTTCACCAGTCGTAACCGCATGCTGGTGGAATGGTCCTATCGTTCATCCTGGATCATCGGCGAAGCAGTCGATGCTATCCCGGATGATATGACCCGCAAAGGCATTCGCATCACTTCGGAAATTGATGCAAAAGATCGTGGCATTCTCGAATCACAACTGGATGAGTTGCAAATCTGGGATGCGCTGAATGACGTGCTGAAATGGTCGCGCCTCTACGGCGGCGCGGTGGGTTTCATCATGATTGAGGGGCAGGCACCAATGACCCCGCTGCGACCCGAAACCATCGGTAAGGGCAAGTTTAAGGGGATTCTCCCGCTCGACCGCTGGATGATTGACCCGGTACTGACCCGCCGCATTAAAGATATGGGGCCGGACCTGGGTAAACCTGAGTTTTACGATGTGGTGACCACAGCAACGGGAATTCCTGCCTGGCGCATTCATCACAGTCGCCTGATTCGCTTTGATGGCGTCACGCTGCCATTTCAGCAGAAGATGACCGAGAACGAATGGGGAATGTCGGTTGTAGAGCGTATCTGGGATCGTCTTACCGCGTTCGACAGCGCTACTGTCGGCGCGGCGCAGCTGGTCTACAAGGCGCATCTGCGCACCTACAGCGTGGAGAAGCTACGCGAGCTTATCGCACTTGGTGGTCCTGCGTATGAAGCGTTGCTGAAGAATATCGACCTGATTCGACAGTTCCAGAGCAATGAAGGTATGACGCTCATGGACTCGCGGGATAAGTTTGAAACGCATCAGTACAGCTTCAGTGGTCTGGATGACATCCTGTCGCAGTTTGCAGAACAGATTAGTGGCGCTGTTGGTATCCCACTGGTGCGGTTGTTCGGACAGTCCCCGAAAGGATTTTCTACCGGCGATGCAGACCTTGCCAACTATTACGACCGGGTAAGCTCGTTGCAGGAGAGGCGTTTACGTCTTCCGGTGCGGCGGATACTGGACATCATGCATCGTTCGGAACTTGGCAAGCCGCTCCCGGATGATTTCACGTTTGAGTTTAACCCGCTCTGGCAAATGTCTGATGTCGATCGTTCAACGGTGGCGTTAAATACCACCAACGCAATCAGTACAGCGCTGGGTGATGGTCTGATGACACTGAAAGCCGCTATGACTGATTTGCGCGAAAATTCTGACGTAACCGGCATCGGGGCATCCATTACCGACGAGGACATAGAGAATGCCGAAGACGAAGCGCCGCCCGGCATCGGCGAACCTGATGACGAACCGCAGGAACCGTCAGGCGGAAATCCGGTATCGAACCAGTCTACGCAGGATAGCGCGGGCGGTCGGGGACATCGTAAATGGTCGCTACGATGGTTCAAATGACAGTATCACGGAAATTATTGAGGCGCTGGAACGCTACAGTGAAATCATCACCCCCTGGGCGACAAAGGTCGCGGAAAACTTTACCGCCGACATTGTGCGCAAGAATGATGAGCAGTGGCGTAAACACAGCAAAACCATCAGCCGTGAGCTACGCAATCTGGTAAACAGTGCCCCTCCAGGGCAGGTGATGAAATCCATCGTTGCTGAACAGGTTAAGTACATCAAATCGCTACCCCTCGAGGCGGCTGACAGGGTGTACGACATCCAGAATCGGGCGATAGAAGCTGTTGTTACCGGTGGGAGAGCGGAACATTTTGCTAAAGAAATAGCCGCATCGGGTGATATAGCAAAGTCCAGAGCTGACCTGATTGCCCGTACTGAACTTGGACGTGCAACCGGAGCGCTGGATCAGGCGCGTGCGCTGTCAATTGGTTCGAATGGTTATATCTGGCGTACAGCCGAAGATGGTGACGTCAGGCATTCTCATCAGGAAATGGAAGGTAAATTTGTCGAATGGGGCAAACCTCCTACGCTTGACGGCATGACCGGTCACGCTGGCGAGCTCCCGAATTGTCGCTGTTATAAAGAAATCGTTTTTCCCACTTCCCAATCTTATCCCGCCTGAATCGCAGGTAACCCATGAAATATTTTTTCAATACCCGGCTGGGAGAAACCCGCTACCAGCTGGCTGACGGCTCGTTGCTGTGCAAAGACGTGCCGATAGGACGAACAGGTAAGCAGCTCTATGGTGCTGATGACCTGCCAAAACTGAAACCCGATAAGTTCGGTGAAATAGTCGTCACGCGTTCTCCTGAGCAGGTATTCCATCCGGCCACGCTTGCCTCATTCGAAGGGATGAGCATCACGATCCTGCATCCTGAAGATGAAAACGGGAATGTGCGGCTGGTAAATCCCGAGAACTGGAAAGAGCTTGCTGTCGGGCACCTCCAGAATGTCCGGCGCGGGACGGGTGAGCAGTCTGATTTGATGCTGGCTGACCTTATCGTCAAAGACGAAAACGCCATTCAGCTTATCGAAGATGGCCTGCGCGAAGTGTCGTGCGGCTATGACGCGGAGTACGAGCAGACCGAGCCAGGTAAAGCTGAGCAGGTCGATATTACCGGAAACCATGTGGCTCTTGTCCCTAAAGGCAGAGCCGGAAATCGTTGTGCAATTGGAGACAGAGACACAATGGCAAATCAAAAGAAAAGCTGGTGGACCCGCATGCGCACGGCCATCAAAACGGGTGACGCTGACACCATGAACGAACTGGTGGAGTCGGCTCCCGCATCGGTTACAGGAGATGAGGGGGATTTGCCGCAGGGCGTTAATCTCAACATCAACCTGTCCCCGCAGCAACCGCTACCGGACAAAGCACCAGAGATGGGCGGAGGTCCAACGGGCGACAGTGATGATGACCTCAAAACATTACTGAAAGCCCTGCTGGCTAAGCTGGAAGGAAATGCGACGGGCGATAACGACAATAAGCCTGACGATAATCCGACCGGTGACGGCGAGGACGATGAAGAGGAAACCACGATTACTGGTGACTCAGCCTGGCGTGCCGAAGTTATCGTTCCGGGTATTGATCTGAGCCGTAAGATGAAACCGACCGCGTTCAAACGTGAGGTTCTGGCTTCTGCTGACAAAACGCTGGTTCGCCAGATAGTCGGTGATGCGGATATCCGCAAATTGCCGAAACAATCAGTCGACATGGCGTTTAATGCCGTGTCTGAGATTGCCAAAGGGCGAAACACCCGCGCCACCACCGGCGATGCACAGCGCCCAAATATGGGCATGACCAGTATCGCTTCCCTGAACAAACAAAACGCTGAATTCTGGGCAAACCGTAAAGGGTAAAAAATGAATAATGTATTTCTGTACCGGATGCCTGTTGGCATTGCCGGGGCTGTCTCTCGCCCGCAGGACTTAACCGTCGAACCGGTGGTCCTTAAATCCGATAACGCCTTTGCTGCCTATGGGCTGGCTGGTAAATACGATGATGACGGTTTTTTCGTGCCGCTGGCAGATGGTGATACCGCAGACAAGGTGAAGGGGATCTATGTGCGCCCTTATCCGACCACTTCGCAGCCGGACATGGTTCGCCAGGTGGGGAGTGGCAAGAACTTCCCGGGCGACGCAATGAAGCGTGGCTACGTGACCGTTAATCTCGGTTCTGATTTTGATGCCAGCACCATCAAAAAAGGCGACCCGGTATACGTTGTCGTCTCCACTGATGAATCCATCAAAGTGCCGCTGGGTGGATTCATGGCCACGTCAGTCAGTGGCAAAAACGTGGTGCTGACCAACGCTGAATTCACAGGTGCCGGTGATGCTGACGGCAATGCAGAAATTTCCTGGAAGATTTAAGGAACAGACGAATGATTACTTTTGATCAGGCAACCGTTGACAGCTCTGGTGCCTTTCTCATCGGGGAGCTGGAGCGACTCGACCAGACGCTGAACCTGCCACTGGTGGGGTACACCTGGACCCGCGATATCCAACTGCGTGAAGATGTCTCCATCGCAGATGACATTTCCAGCTGGACGAATACCAGCTTCGCCGCTGCGGGTACTGGTGCAAATCCGAATGGCAAAAACTGGGTAGGCAAAGACTCAACCGCTATTGCTGGCGTAAACGTGGATATCGGCAAATCCGGTAACCCGCTGAACCTGTGGGGGATGGAACTTGGCTGGACGGTCATAGAATTGCAGGCTGCTCAGCAGGTCGGACGCCCGATCGATACGCAGAAGTATGACGGGATGCAACTGAAATGGCAGATGGATAACGATGAACAGGTGTATGTTGGCGATTCCGCATTAAACCTGAAAGGTCTTGTTACCCTGGACGGTGTGCCTGTCAACAACGCTGCCAAAACGTGGGCAACCTCAACACCGGACGAAATCCGCGCAAGCATTAACCAGGTGCTGTCTGATGCGTGGGCCGCTTCCGGTTACTCTGTGGTTCCGCGTGATTTGCTGATCCCGCCTGAGCAGTTTGCTCTGTTGTCCAGCATCATCGTTTCATCTGCGGGTAACCAGTCCCTGTTGACGTACCTTCAGACCAACACCATCAGCTATCACCAGAACGGTATTCCGCTGAATATCCGCGCGGTTAAATGGCTGAAAGGCCGTGGTGTGGGGAAAAAGGATCGCATGGTTGCGTACACCAACGATAAAAAATACGTCCGCTACCCGCTGGTTCCGCTTCAGAGCGTGCCGGTGCAGTATCGCGGTCTGTATCAGATCGTCACTTACTACGGCAAGCTGGGTGCAGTCGAGCCAGTGTACAAAGAAACCATTTCGTACGTTGATGGCATTTAACAGCCACATGGCCCCCTGGCGGGGCCATTAAGGATGACCCGATGGCAAAAAATAATGCAGTAATACACGTACATACCCCGTTTGTGCTCACGCTTCCCGACGGTTCACGGCGCGAGTTTGTTAAAGGCCGTCATGCTGTGGAGGAAGACGTTGCCACGCACTGGTTCACTCGTGCGCACGCGGAAGTATCCGTTGGCAAAGCCACAGACGCGCGTAACGAGGTAAAAAATGCCAAAGAATCAAAGTCTGCCAGCGGTAAGTGATTTTCGCCGCGACTTCCCGCAGTTTGCTGACCCTGCCAAATATCCCGAAGCGCAAATCCAGTTTCGTCTGAATCTGGCCGATGAACTGCTGAGCGAAAACGTCACCGGCAAAAAGTTGTTTCCGTACTTTGCCGGGTTGTTCGTTGCGCACTACATGACGCTCTGGGCGGCAGACAGCCGGGCGATGCTGGCTGGTGGTTCGGGCGGTTCAACCAATGGTGTTCAGTCCTCAAAGTCCGTGGATAAGGTAAGCGTCAGTTATGACACCAGCGCGACGCTGAATCCTGATGCAGGTTTCTGGAATAACACCCGATATGGCGCTGAATTTTATCAGTTGATCACGATGTTCGGTGCAGGCGGTCGCCAGCTATGAGTTTCAAAAGCGGTGTAACAACGAGGGTGGATAACGCTAAGGCCATTCTGGATGCGCTCAGGTCGTTAACCAAAAAAGATGTGCTGGTCGGCATCCCTTCGGAAGACAGCGAGCGGGATGATGTTCCGTTTGGTAATGCGGGCATCGGTTACCTCAACGAATACGGCTCACCAGAGCAGAACATCCCGCCACGACCTCACCTGGCCCCCGGCGTTAAATCGGCAGAAGAGCAGACGGTGCCGCAGCTCAAAGCCGCGGCGCAGGCTGCACTGGATGGTAATGCTGCGGGA